CGCTAGTAAACTAGCGGTCAGGGGCCCGGGTGACTTTCGTCACCACTTTCCCTGATTTCCTCTCTCTACCTGTTAGGTAAGATAGTGGAGTTTATGCAACTTGATAGCCGCACAAACCTGTGCTATCGAGAGGATGTGAAGGTTGAGTCCCTTAAAGACTCAGCCTCTGCGTCCTTCCATACGTGAGTATGGGAAGGTTTGCAGATTACAATTCTTTTCATCCTAAAGATGACCAAGAATTGTAACTCGTGGGTACTGTTCCGGACGTCGATACGACGTTCCAGGTTCGTTACCGAGGCTAAGAAGTCTTAGTCAGTTAATCTAGTTCCGGTTGTATGGGATTGGAAAGCTCTTTAGAGCGGACCAATTCATACAACGAGATGAACGAAATTAACTAAATCCATCTAGGTCTAAAATTCCAAGGAATCCTAGGGTAGATGTTCTCCTAACGTCTGCCGGGGAGTCTCTCCCAGACAAGCCGTAATGGAGCTAAGACAACGATAAACCTCTCGCAAATCCCTAAGTGTTGCCTTCTCTGACCCTGTGGGTACAGGGCCAGAAAGACACATGGCGTGGACAAAGACCTGCCGGACCGTCATAGACGGCACAGCGGAGTCTTCCACCCTTCAAACTGTGAGTCACCTCTTAACCCCAAAAGGGGATGTTGCAGGAACAACTTGGAAAACCTCCAAGCCGTAACTACATTGAGAATGTTGCTCAGTTTTCACAATAGGCTAAACCAAATTAAAATTAATGAAAAATACAAAAAGTAAATTCAAGAATTCTAAAATGGATAGTTTACTGCGAAAAACGTTTGAAAGGGAGAAGATGGTCTCCTTTAAGAATGCAAAAGCATTCTTAACCTTTGTGGGTACGTTGTCGTGAAGAGTAGTTTTACTCTCTACGATGACTTCCCTCAAAGGTGCCCGTGGCCGTGTCAAAATGATACACAATTTTAGTCGATACCTTTTGCTTAAAAATAAGCAGAAGGGACCCGACTATGTTATTGCATACCTGAAGGCGTCACAATTGGCTATATCTAAGTATTTAGCGAAACAACCAGTTTCGTCACTACAAGAGATTAATCAGGATTATGTGTTCCCCCGTCTAGCTCATGGTTTACCAAAAATAATTGGTCCATTAGATAGAGTTGGGATCAGGCATAACAATCGTAAGACTGTTATACTCTGAATGTCAATATTCGGAATATTCCGAGTATTGATAGGAACATATAAACTGAAGCTCTCTACTATAGTGGCCGAATTCAGTGGTTCTAAAGAATTTTTAGAAGAGAAGTCGAGTAAATTCCAAAAGTTAACTTTTGAGAAAATTCGAGCTCTTCCAAAATTCAATAGATCCAACTGACCTGGTTTGTATTCACTAAGTCCAAAATCCTTGCTGCTTTTACAGACCTCTTCACCCTCGTCTAAGGTATCCTTTACAGGAGCACTTATAGATGTGAAGAACCTCTGTGAAGCTGGTTTATCAAAACCGCTTCTTGAGTATATGGATTTGGTTCAAAGTCCTCTGAAACCGATGTTCTTTATGATAAGACGCATCGTGTTACCAGAGTTCGAAAAACCTCATCTATTTACTGCAGCTAGAGTCGCATACGTTACTGTTCCCGAGTTAGGACCACAAGAGTTCTTCACTATCACACGCCTTAAAGCGCGTGATAGAGATAACCCTAATGCTCCTGCTCGTGAATATGACGTATTAGTGCATACGGTTACAATGGCTCGAGGGTTTAACCAACTCCAAAAAGATCTCTTTCCTAAGAGTGTCTCTTTGGGATTGTGTTACCCTAATTTCGAGCCGGATGAACCATATGCGATACTTCGTCGTTTTACGGCTGAGGATACTTTTATCATTCCAGTGGAATCGATATCAAGTAGCCATCAGGTCCGTTTTATAACGAATGTATCGACTAAGGCTGAAATCCGAGCTGCTACATCTACCATCACTGGAACTGACCATCTGCATAAAACAGAATGGGCAGTGGGCCAGGTTGGGCAGGTGCAGTTTACTCGTGAACCAGCAGGAAAGCTTCGTGTCTTTGCAATGGTAGATGTGTGAACACAATCTATCATGCAACCGATCCATAAGCTACTAACTTCCATCCTTAAGAGTATTCCTAATGATGGAACTCTTAACCAGACTCTCTCTTACAAGAGAGCTAGAGACAAAAGTATTGTTTATGGGAAATCCTTCGGTTACGACCTTTCGGCCGCGACTGATAGACTACCCATAGCAATACAAGTCCCTATTCTGGCTGGAGTCTTTGAGAGTATTGGAATTCCTCCAATACCATCAATGATGTTAGCTAAATTATGGAAACAGATACTAGTGGATAGAGATTTTCTGGTTTCAAAGCCCCCGAAAGGGGTTGAGGATCCAGATGGTCTCACATTCACTAGTATTCGATACGAAGTTGGACAGCCAATGGGTGCGTTATCATCCTTTAACATGCTTGCTCTCACTCACCATATGATTGTACAAGATATTGCACAATCACTTGGAAAAGTGAAACCCAAGCATGGGTGGTATGAAGCTTATGAGCTGACTGGTGATGACATTGTTCTTTTCGAAGAGGATGTCTCTACTGCTTATGTACAATACATGGAGTCTTTAGGTTTAGAAATAAACCTTAAGAAATCCGTTGTATCTGTACAAAAGGCAGCTGGAGAATACCTCAAGAAAACATGACTAAAATCTATTGATGTTAGCATGATTTCATGAAAACAACTCTGACAAAACCATTCAACTGTGATGGGGCGTACTACGGATGCTCTGTACTTTGCTCAGAAATGAGACAGTGCAGGGCTATCCGTGCAAGGTGTGGTACAAAGAGCAGCTTTAACTTGAAAAGACTTAAGTAATTTCAAGGAAGAGTCTCTCCGTGTACCGTACCTAGCATTACTTTCAGTCTGTATTAAACAGCTGAAAGTACCGGTTGACCAGTTCCTGGCTTACCTCCTCGATTATCGAGGGGCAGGCCATACGGAACTAAGCTTCCGTCGCCTTCTCACCAATTTCTTGAATCAGAAAATTCATATCAGAGATATAAATTCGGTCTTAGAAGGATTCTTTAAGGACAACAAATATGTTGAACCTCAAACGAATTCCTTTAGACTTCGGTTAAATGCTATCCGGATGAACCCTATGCAGGGTGTCCGTAGAGCTATAACCGAGAAGATTCTGAAATTGCAAGCTAAGCTTATCTTTAGCGGAAAGTTAGTCATGCCGGCAGCCGTTACGAGTGATATAGCCTACTCTGATGTACAAGAAGTAATTCAAGTAAATACAGGGTATGTTAGATCACGTGAATCTCGTATTGAGAATCACAGTCTCGCAGAGGCTATGTCCGGTTATGACATACTTTCAGAACGTGCACAACGGATTGTGCAGACCTTAGTATGAGATTGTATGATTTTACCAAAATGGTCAAAAGTCATATTCTCTATTGCTAAGATAATTCCACACTATGAAGAGACAGGCCTTCTCGTAAGAGAGGACCTGGCTAATCTGTCCACAGAGGATCTAATATTTATATTAGATACTCTTGTGGGTGTAGAATCGTTCTGAGAAGCAGCCTCATTGAAGGATAGAGATCAGAGAGTCGCCCATAAGGTGACACTTAGATTACTATCGACATTGAGACTGCCTAAAGCTAAAGAAACTTTACCACATGAGGAATTCTCACTAGGAGCTATCTTTACTATGTTCCCAAACTGGATGGATGTCGTTGGCAATGCCAAACGAGATCCATTCCCGAATTGGGATCCGAACATAGTGAAGCCCTGAAGTGAGAAAAGGATGACCTCTAAATCTCCATTCTCCGACGAATCGCCAAAGAAGAAGAAATAGAGGAAAAAGTCCCGAAATAGGGTGTTTATGATCATGTATATCAGATTTTCTTTGTATGGTAATTATGTATTTATACGCAATTACTATAAATTGAACCTGGTCCACAATGGTCTTTTTACAGACAAAACAACCTAATCAAGACTAACCGCACTAACTTTAGTTATGTTTTAATGTGTGAATATCACTTTATCAAGGATTGGATTTTAGATGGAGATACATAGTTTTCGTATCAACTCACAGCCTTATTTCTGTGTGTTTCTTTATCCGTAGTAAGCGAGGAGTGGTGATCACCACCCCTACGGGTACTAATAATCCTTTACCAATAAATTGGTATAATATCACAATTTGTATCATCCAGATTACAGTCGCTCGCAAGGGAGAAGAATCTCCCCTTTCCTGGCGTTTAAGACGCAGGTTCTATCCTAGCAGTTCGCAATGGTACAAGACCAAATGCGTAGCCAGTCTACTGAGCTGCAAGAAGTGGGTACTCGTTGTTCCTAGAATGCAGGTTGCACCTGCACGTGGGACTTTGAGGACACTTCTTTTCGCTTCAGCAGGTAGATTTCCCTATCTTCGCAGGGGGCGTGCGGACTGAATACAGAACCTATTACCCTTAAACAAGGGCAACTACCGGACACGACCTGTACCACTATTATTTGTTGTTATACAATAAATAGTAGGCAAGGACAGTCGGAAGCTTCCGAAAACATTGTTTACGGATATAGGACGTATTGTCTTTGGTATGGATGAGGTTTGTTTTACAGACTGCGTCTATTCCATGTGCATGCACTAGAATAAAAACCGAAAGGAAAACAAGGTGTTACAAATAACATTAAGAATAACTAACTTAGTGTGGCTGGTAACTGAACCTTGCGCTAG